AGCCTGCAGCTCGTAAGTTCTACAAAGATATCCGAGCTACAGAAATTGCTTTCAATGGTCGCGGCACAGATAACTTAATAATTCTTAGGGTTTGGTAAATGATCGACGCTAAAATACAGTGGCCAGATGATACTCCAAAAGATCCAAGATTGTATGTGCCCAATGTGGAATTTTACATAACCAATGTGTGTAATATAGCCTGCACAAATTGTAATCGCTATAACAATTATAATTTTAAAGGACATCAACTTTGGAAAGATTATGAATCTACTTATCAAGACTGGGCAGAGAAAATACGACTTCAAAAAATTACCATATTGGGCGGTGAACCATTGATGAATCCCAGCATATGCGACTGGATACAAGGACTCGACAAAATATGGAAAAAACGTGTGAACCTACTTACCAATGGCACACGTTTAAACAAAGTGCCAGGACTGTATGATGCAATAGCAAGTTACATTCCAGCCTCTACCAACAGAAGTGGTAACAGTAATTGGATCAGTGTAAGTGTGCATAATAAAACTGAACTGGATAGATATTTTGAAGAAATACATAAGTTTTTAAAAGGAAAAGTCAAAACATGGACTGGTAAAGACGCTTTGAACGAACAAGGCGGATCAGCAACCTGGGGTGCAGATTATGCATTTGAAGACAGCAATAATGTTCATGTTCATGTATGGTTGTATGACAGTTTCTACAATGTCAGTGTACATACTGATAGCAATCAAAATTTAACCTTGCACAACAGCATAGCTGAAGAAGCACATGCAGTCTGCGGCATGGTAAAATATAAAAATTATCATTTCATCAAAGGCAAACTCTACAAGTGTGGTCCAGTGGCATTGATGCCAGAATTTGATCATCAGCACACCTTGTCTATAAGCAATGAAGATAGATTATTGCTTAATGCATATGAACCATTGTCAGTTGAACAATTTGATCAGCGCGGCAAAACTTTTATATCAAGCATAGATAATGTTATACCGCAATGTAAATTTTGTCCCACAAAGTTTACCAATCAAAATTTAGTAGCATTAAACAAAAAACGTGGAGCAACTACAGTATTTTGATATAAATACCCTATACTGGAGCTTGCATGGGTATTCAAACAGAAACATCATTAGAAACATTAAAACAAGATCTTTTCACCTATGTTCGTCACCAGCTAGGTGATGGTATCATTGATCTTGAATTAGATGCAGAACACTACGAAACTGCTTATAGATCTACAATAGGTAATTACAGACAAAGAGCAGAAAATGCCTATGAAGAAAGCTACACGTTTATGGAGCTTGTTACCAATGTCAACATCTATACTTTACCTCAAGAAGTTCAGAGTGTAAGACAAATTTTCCGCAGAACTTTTGGAGATTCCACCGGTCCTTTTGCATCAAATTTTGATCCATTCAGTCAGGCCAGTCTAAACGTGTATCTTATGAATTTTAACGTGGCCGGAGGCTTGGCCACTTACGATTTTTATAGCCAATATGTAGAGTTAGCAGGTCGTATGTTTGGTGCTTATATGAATTTTACATTCAATACTGTGACTAAAAAACTGCAACTAATAAGAGATCCCAAAGGCACAGGTGAATCTGTTTTGTTGTGGACCTACAACTACAAACCCGAATTTAATTTGCTCAGTGATCCGCAAATTTCTCAATGGATACGTGATTTTATGGTAGGAAGTTGTAAAATTATAATCGGTGAAGCCCGTGAAAAATTTGGCACCATTGCAGGTCCGCAAGGCGGTTCTACATTAAATGGCACTGCCATGAAAGCGGAAGGCAAAGCAATTTTAGAATTTTGTATTAATGATCTAAAAAACTACGTAGATGGTTCACAACCATTGACCTGGGTTATTGGTTAAAGTTTGCTAGACTTTTAATTGCTGTTGTGTTACAATACAAGCATGGCAGATTTAATGATTGATCTTGAAGGACTTGGCACTGGTCCTGACACTACTATTCTTACTATAGCGGCGCAAAGTTTTGACCCGTTGGGCACAGGCTACTACGAACAAAAATATTATGCTCGAATAACTCTAGAAAGTCAACCAAATCGTAGCATACAACAAGGCACAATAGATTGGTGGGCTACCCAACCAGCAGCTGCAAGAGACGAAGCATTCAATGAACAAGGGCGTATTCCGTTAGATCAAGCATTGGATGAACTAGGTAAACTAATATGGAAAAGCAAAAGAATATGGGCTCAAGGCCCGACTTATGATATGAACATACTAGAACATGCTTACAAAAGTTATGACAAACCTATCCCTTGGCAATTTTATGTTGTTAGAGACAGTCGTACAGTTTTTGGGCTTTGGCCTGATTTACCAAAGCCTCCTACTAGTCATCATGCACTTGAAGATTGTCGCAGACAAATAGAATTACTGCAAAAAACACTTCACCATTTAAACATAAAGGCACTTACATGATCATTGGAATTTGTGGTTTTATTGGGGCAGGCAAAGACACCATAGCTGACTACCTGGTCAATATCTATCAATTTCGTAGAGAAAGTTTTGCAAACACTCTTAAAGATGCTATCAGTGCTGTGTTTGGGTGGGACAGAGACATGCTAGAGGGTCGAACCAGGCACAGCCGAGAATGGAGAGAACAGGTAGATGTTTGGTGGGCAGAACGTCTTCAAATTCCAAATCTTACTCCTAGATGGGTTCTACAACACTGGGGCACCGATGTATGCAGATCTGCATTTCACGATGACATTTGGATAGCCAGTTTGGAAAACAAATTACGTTCTTCAAAAGATGACATTGTTATTACAGACTGTAGATTTCCCAATGAAATTTCTGCCATAAGGAAATTAGGCGGTCAAGTTGTCAGAGTTGTACGTGGACCGGAACCTGCATGGTATGATGCAGCAGTTCATGTAAATCTTGGTCCCAATGGGAATATTAGATGGGCATTAGGACAACGAAAACTTCAACAACTAAATGTGCATCCCAGTGAATATAGTTGGGTTGGCACAAAATTTGATGCACAAATAGACAATAATTCTACCATGGATAATTTGTTTCTACAACTCAATAATCTGGTTCAAGATCGCCTGCCTTCCAAACCAAGTCAGCTTTGACAATTGCCACAGTGCAATTCAAACACACAGTTTTTAAATTGCGTAAATTGTTATTATTTAAATTTCCATCCAAGTGATATACCAAAGATTGTCCGGCGTATTTGGACTTGAATCCACACATATCACATGTTGATTTTTTCTTGTATCCAGCAGATTTCCATCTAGGTACAGGTGCAGCAATCTGCCGATTTCTTTTTATACAATATTCGCAAAGACGTCTATACTGTACTTGTCCGTTTGTATGATGATAGGCAATTGCCTTTGGGCGTTGATTACATGCCTGACATATAGGTCTCATATTGTATTTAACAAAACCTACTGAGTAGGGACAAGATACACCTGTTTTTTTCCAATTTTACTAAATACCTATATTGAAAAAAAGGATTTTGTCATGGCTTTACTATCACCCGGCGTACAAGTTTCAGTAATTGATCAAAGCAATTACATACCAGCAGCAACTAATTCTGTTCCATACATTTTATTGGCTACTGCGGCAAATAAAGTATCAGGTGCTGGCACAGGCATCGCGGCAGGAACAACTGCAGCCAACGCCAACAAAACTTATTTAATTACAAGTCAAAGAGATTTGTTATCCACATATGGAGTGCCATTCTTTTACAATACTGCGGCAGGAACACCAATCAATGGTTACGAACTCAATGAATATGGATTGTTGGCAGCTTATTCAGCGTTGGGTGTAACTAATCAATGTTATGTTCAACGTGTGGACATTGATTTATCACAACTCACTGCCAGTCTAGTAAGACCCACAGGTGCTCCTAATAATAATACCTATTGGTTAGATACAGTTAACTCAGCATGGGGCATTTTTGAATGGAATCAGGTAACTGGAGCATTTACAAATCAAAAACCAATTGTAATTACCAATTCGGCAGACCTTGAAAGTGATTCTGCGGTGCCTTTGCAATCCATTGGTAGTATTGGAAATTATGCAGTCACTGCAATCAGTACAACATTGCCAGGATATTACAAAC